TTGAGCATGTAGATGCCTTGCCGAACTGGCGGCGTCGTTGGCTGAAACCATTCTGTGTACATCGTCTGCTCCTTCTTGTTCACCAGTGCGCCATAACTCTTCGCTCGAGCCGCGGACCTTCGGCCGCTCAGCTCAAGCGTTAGGCCACTCGCGCAAAGTGCACGCAGTGGTCCGGCAGTTCCTTGTGGCGGTTGATCGCCCCGCCGTAGGGAGCGATCGGCTCCATGTACCTGCGCCACTTCATCGATGCCGGAATCGGCGGCAGCTTGTATTGGTATCCGCATTGGCCGTCTCCGCTCGGGTGCAGGTTCCCAGCAGCATTGCGCTTCCACGCGGCGTGTTTGCATTCGGTGCAGTTCTTCACGGTGCCTCACTTGCCACCAACGTGGCCTAACTGGTCGGTCGAGGCGACCCGACGCAGCGGGTCCCCGGTGTACGTCATCGTTCGGTGTGGGCGGCGGTCGCGTCATCTCGAACGTTCGGCCAGCAGTCGCCGCACAGCAGCTTCCGCTCCGCTGGCGTGCGCGGGTCGTCTCTGTGCGGCCCACAGTTCATCGAGCAGATCTTCGTTGCCGGGTCGAATCGCTCGAGCTGCGCCGGGTCGGCCCGGGTGAAGGTCAGCGGCTGCTCGAGCACCGCCGACGGCTTGATCCTCGTGAGCTTGACGGGTTCGCCGTACTTCGGCGAAGCGCAGACCAGACATTCCTTCGTGGTCAGGCCGTGCTCGCACTTCCCGGGCATGTGAACCTCCGTTGTCAGCATCCGGCTCGCCGGCGCACCCGGACGCCGTCGACCCATCCCACCATCCAGGTGGAGCCGTCTCTCGGGTCCATGAACATCCCGTCGCCGTCGCGCTGGAGCAGCGCTGCTGGCGCTTCGATCATGACCGGGATGCTCACCATCCGGCCCTCGACCGCCACCTGCCGGCGGCCCCATGCGGTGCTGACATCGGGCAGCTTGTCGAACGCGCTGATGCTCAGGCTGTGCATCGCGGGCCCTCCGTCGGCGGCACCGCGGCCAGCAGGCCGACCTGCCCGTCGACCGTGAGGCCGAGCTGCAGTCCGTCCGCGGCGGCGCTCTCGCGCAGGTTCTCCGCCTGCTGCCACCAGAAGTCGGCGGAGCTCTCCGCGGCCTCGAGGCGCTGCTGCAGGTCTTCGACCTGCGCGGCCAGCTCGGTGGCGTGCTCGCGCAGGCGTAGGCGTAGGCCTCGAGCGCAGGCTTGTGGAGCGGATCGTGGTCGATGTCCAGCACGAAGTATTCGCAGCCTTCGTGCTTGCCGCCCGGGCCGCTCGAGCCGTCGGTGCGGGTGACGACGAACTTCTGGAACAGGCCCTGCTCGGTGTCCGGTTTCGAAGGGTCGCGCGGCGGGAGGTCGTTCAGGCGATCGGCGATGTCTGTCATGGTGGTGGCTCCTGGTGGCGCTACTTGCGGTCGCGGTTGATGCGGCGGGACTTGGCGCGGATCTTCTCGAGGCGCTTGCGCTTGGCCCACTTCGCCAGCGGCGTGCTGGAGCGGAGGTTGACCTGGGCGCTCGGGTCGCGCTGGATCTTCAGCTGCGCGATCTGCTGCAGGCGGGCTGGCAGTACTTCGGTGCCCTCGGGTGCGTCTTCGCCGCGGCGCAGCCGGAACAGGTGACCGGTGTCGGGGTTCATGCTGCGGCTCCGCTCGGCTGGTCCTGCGCGGGGTAGTCGCTGGGATCGCCGACGGTGTCCGGGTCGACCTCCTGCAGCAGCACCGCCCCTTCGTCGGGGTAGTCGGTGCACCAGATGTACAGGCCGGCCTCGAGCACGACCTCGCCGTCGGGTGAATCGGCCCGGCGCTCCGGGAGGTGCTCGATGGTGACGTCGGTCTCGAAGTCGCCGCCCATGAAATCGATCACCTGCTTGATCTGGTGTCCTGTCAGCCGCATCGCTGGCTCCTGTGGGCGCGCAGGCGGTTCCAGGCCTGGCGCGGGGTGAAGGGGTAGGGCTCGCCGGTGTGCGTCTCGCGGAACTGCACCGCGCGCTGCGCAGCGGCCAGGGGCCCGGCCGTGCTGAGGAGGTAGCTGGTGGCCACCTTGCGGCCGTCGACCGTCGCGTGGACGTCGATCACAAGGTGGCCGCGCCGCCGCGTCAGCCGCATGCCCGGCACGCCGGCTCCCTGCCGGAAGGTGCGGTTGGGCAGGCTGGCCATGCTCAGTGCGCCTTGCTGCCGCTGGCGCTGGCGGTAAACGCGTCCGTGGCGGCGCGGGCCTGCGCGCTCGCCTTGTCGGCGGGCTTCTTCGCGGCCGGCTTGCCGGTGCTCTTGGCTGCCGGCTTCTTCTTCTCGACCTCGGTGGTGGCCGACTGCGGCGGCGCCTGCTCGGCGGCCTTGCCGCCCTTCGGGAACGGCCACGAGCCTTCGTCTCCCTTCGCCGGAGCTGCCGGGATGCTCTGCTGCACTTCCTCCGGCGGCTGGAACTTGACATCGATGTCGCGGGACTTCATCTTGGCCAGCCGGCCGAACTGGGCCTCGGTCACGTTCGCGGACTCGAAGCTCATGCGCGCGATCACGGTGCCGCCCTCTTTCGGGATGAACCGCCAGTTCGACAGCAGGCCGTCGGTAATCTCGAGGTCGGACTTCCGTCCGCCCATGCCGTGGTCGATCACCAGGGTGTAGCCGGTGAGCTCCTGGTTCCAGCTGAGCTTGCCGACCTTCATGCCGATGCCGGTCAGGTTGGGCATGTCGCTGGCGGCCGGGATGCCGTCCAGGGCGGCTTGCTTCGCCGCCTCGCTGCCGGCTCCCTTCATGAACAGCATCGACTTCAGCTTCGGGTCGAACGCGTCGAGGATGTCGGCGGAGAGCTGGACCTCGAAGTTCAGCTTCGCGCCGGGGTTCTCATCGGGTTGGCGGTTCTTCTGGCTGAGGACGACGACGTCCAGCAGCTTCGCCTTCGTGGGGTTCAGGAGTTCGAACATGGTTCTCCGATCGTGGTGGTGGAGTGGTGAAGGGTGGGCGGGTGCCGGGCGCGGGCCGGACTATCGGGATCCCAGGAGCCAACCCAGATCCCTCAGAGCGCTTGCTCTCACCCGCCCGTGAAACTCTCAGCGGCGCGGTGCCGCGCTGGTGGTGGGCGCCGGGCGCGGGCCGCCGGTCTTCGTCGGGCCCATGGTCACCGCCTGCGCCTTGACGAGCTCGAGCATCGGCTCATCGAAGGTCTGCGCGTCAGGGATCTTGCCGTCCTTCCCGGCCGGCGGCTGCAGGGTCAGGCGGGCGCAGCCGCTGATCCATTGCGTGGTGGCCACGCAGATTCCCTTGAAGCCGGAAACCCGGTCGCGGGCGGTGTCGCCCAGGTTGATCTTGCTCATCGTCTCTCTCTCCAGGAATGCCCTCGCGGGCGGGTTGGGTGGTGTGCTCAGCTGCTCGGGAACAGGCGGTCGACCACCGCCTTCAGATCCTTCACCTGGTCGGGCGGCAGGTGACGCGCGGCATCGAGCTCGAGCAGCGCGTCGTCGCGCGTCGCGTTCTCATCCTTGCCCAGCGTGGCGATCGCATCAGCGATCTCGGCGTAGGTCCGCTTCGGCTCATCGGCAGCCTGTGCCGGCACGCTCGTCGGCGGCTTGCGACCCCCGCGGCCGCCGGCTGCCGGCTTTCCTTGGCCCTGGGCCTGCTGCTGCTCCTGCTCAGCGGCCAGCTGGCGATCGTGCTCCTGGCGAGAGTGCGCCTGCTCTCCCGCCTGGCGCGTCTGCGTCGTGCCGAACGCTTCGCGGCTCTGCTGCTGCTGCTCGGTGTCGTCGGCCAGCACCGGCGGCTCGCCGTCGCCGTCCATCACTTCGCGCACCTGCTCGACGGTGGTCATCGCGCGCAGGTCCAGGCCGCCGGCTTCGCCGCGTGCGTCGATCTCCGCGGCCACCGCGAGCGCGTCGTTCGAGGCGATCGGCAGCATCTTGGCGTGCTTCTTGATGGCCGACTTCGCGGCCATGTCATCCTCCCAGAGCACCCAGGGCGTCTCCGCCAGTTTCGTCTCCGCCTTCTGGCGCTCGCTCTCGTTCTGTGCGGCCTCGACGGCTCGGACCAGGGTGCGGTACGTCTCGCTGCGGGACCGGATCTTCAGTACTTCGTCCAGCGGCAGCACGCAGGCGACCTCCTGGCCGCCATCGAGCTGCGCATAGCTGAAGGCTCCGATCAGATCGCCGCGGTCGACCAGCGCCTTCTCGAATTCCAGGAACGTGCCGGAGCCGAGGCGGTGCTTGAAGTGGTCACCCTTATGGATGGCTTCGGCCATCAGCCCCTTCAGCCGCGGCGTGCGGTAGGCCAGGGTCACAAAGCCGCGGTAGCCGATCTGGAACTGGCACTCGAGGACGTCGACCCACTGACCGGTGCTCGGGTTCTTGCGGCGCGTCTTGTATGGGATCAGGAAGGCCTGCTGCTGGACGGTGTTCGGCTCGAGGCCCAGCGCGGCGCTGGTCATCATCGCGCCCAAGACCGTGGTCGGGTCGCAGGCTGCCAGCTTCGGGGTCTTCTTCACCGCCATCACGCACAGCCGGAGCATGCGGTCGGGCGTCAGGAATCGGCCGGCGACCGCCGCGATGCCCTGCTTGACGCGGGCGTCGTCCAGGTAGTCGAAGATGGTTCTGGGCTTATCGGCCGGCGCTCCGCCGGTGGCCGCTGCGCGCAGGGCGTGGGTGCTCATCGTGCTTTCCTCTCGTGGTGGTATTGCTCTTGGGTGATCTGCTCGACCGCGAAGGCGGCGGGCTCATCTTCGTCGCGCGCCTTCGCTGCCAGCCTGGCGGCTTCGGCCTGCTGGGCGGCGAGGAATCGGTCGGCATCCCAGACGCGGTGCTCGCGCACGCTGGTGCTGCCGTCGCCGGCGGTGTGCCGGAGGTAGATGTCGCGGGTGATCAGTTCGATCATCGGGTGCTCCTGCTCAACGGGCCCTGGCCGAGCGCGACTTCGCGCGGCGCAGCACCCTGGTGGTGGTCTTGGTGGTGTAGAGCGCGTACCAATCCGGGTGCTCTCGCTTAAACCGCTCGAGGTCGAACTTCGAGCGTTCCTCGTTCGCCCAGCTCATCAGGTCGCGCACGCCGCTGGCCAGCGTCTCCGCGGGGCCCATGTGCTTCGCGATCACGTAGCGCAGGTGTTCCTCGCGGTTCTCCAGCGCCTGGATCCGGCCCTTGATCAGGCCGAGCTCATCCAGCGCCTCGAGGATCTCCGGCGTGGCCTCGACGCGGCGCGGCTCCGGCGTGGCGAACAGGGCGCGCAGGTCGGCGAAGTTGACCGGGTCCGGCGGGACGTCCCGCTCCACGTGGTTCTGCCAGAAGGTCACCATCTTCTGCCGCATGCCGGCGATGGTTTCCTCGTCGCGCCGCAGCCAGTAGATGTCGACGTCATCGAAGCTGCGCAGGGCCGCGGCGAGGCAGCGCTGGCGGCCGGTAATCATCAGGCCATCCATGAACTGCGCGGCGTATTCGATCGGGATCTCATCGGTGCCCTCCTGGCCCCACCGGTGCCGCGCCTGGCCGCCGACGGACTTCGCGTCCGCGGTGACATGCTCGCCGTCGACCTCCAGCTCAAGGTCGATCTCGCACTTCATGAACGGGTACTGCGGGTCGGTGTAGCGCTCGTTGCGCGCCAGCACCTTGACGTCGTGGCCCTGGTCGCGCAGCTTGTCGACCACCATGTCGCAGATGAACGGCTCGAGGCGCTTGCCGCGCTCGAGGCGCCTGTCGCGATCCGGGTTGGGCTCCGGTTTGGCGCGGCCTGTCTTCAGGCGCCAGAGGTCGACGGGCGTCAGCCACGTGCTGACGCCGAGCACCGCCGGCGCGTCGCTGCCGCCCAGAAAGGTCCGCCGGTCCGGCTCGGCGCTGCGTGCTCTCGCCATCAGTTGTTCTCCAAGTCGGCGATGCGCACGCGCAGGATTTCCTCCTGGGCGTAGCTGTTGCGGATGTACTCCGGGCCCATGTTGATGCCGGCGGCTTCGTAGGCCTCGCGCTCGTCGCGCGTGGAATCCTCGCACCAGCGCAGGTAGCGCACGTAGAGGTCGCGCCAGAGTCGGTCCCACCAGGGGCGCCTGGTCGGCAGGATGCGCGGCCCGGCGGGCATGAAGTCGGCGTGGTTCATCACCCCGCGCTGCGGGTCGGTACGGGTGTTCATTCTCCGGGTCCCTTGATGGTGGTGGCGGCCGTGGCCGCGGGGCAGTTGCCGTAGTGCATGCCGCGGGTGGTTCCGCAGCGCCTGCAGGTGATCGTCTCCGGCGCGGCGGCGTAGAGCTGCAGAGCGCGTCGCAGCTGGTCGATGATGCGGTCCAGCCGGCGGACCTCGGCGCGGACCTCGCGCTCTGGGATGTTCTCCGGCTTTGGGCGCTGCGTCATCGGCACGTGCACTTCGACCAGCCCGTCGCGGTGCTTCTCGAGCTCGCGCTGGGCCGCTGCCGCCGATGCGAGCAGCAGGTGCAGTCTGGTGTCGCTCATGCCAGCAGCCCCAGCTTCTCTAGCGCCATCACCACGCCGTCGCGCTGGCCGACCTCAAACGAGGACTTCGATTCGCTCCTGGCATAGCGAGCGCAGTCGACCAGCTGGGCGCGGTGCGTGCGCATGAACAGCCACTTTGCAAGGGCCCGCATCATGCGCGCACCCAGCTCATCGGCACTTCGGCCAGCCACGCTTCCCAGGCGGCCTCGAGCGCTGCCTGCTGGGCGAGGTGAATCTGCAGGGCGCTCACATCGTGCTCCTGTTCGGGTTGGCGATCGCGAGCAGCGCCTCGGTGCACCGCCGGTGCTGGTCGCGCAGCACGCTGTGGGCGTCGCGGCGCAGCGTGCCGTTGTTCTCCAGGCTGTCGGCGGCCGCTCCGAGCGCGCCGGCGCACTCCGCGAGCAGCACTTCGAGCTCGGGCGCCTTCGCCAGCAGCCTGGCGATGTAGGCCAGCCGCTCGCTGGAGGGGCCCTCGCTGGCGGGCAGCTTGGCGATCGCGGTGCCGTCGGCGTCGTACACCCGCCAGCTGGAGGCGCAGCGGACCGGGCGCCATGGGGCGTTCAGGTGCTTGGTGCTCATGCTGCGCTCCTGGTGGCCGAGTGCTGCAGGCGGCGCTGCTCGGCGTCGACCGCGCTGGCATCGACCGTGATGGTGACCTGGGCGCGCCGGCGCTTGATCGCCTGGCGCAGCGCGCGGCCGAGCTCGATCGTGCGCTGGGTGGTCTCCGCGGTCATGTAGGCCGGGTACTTCTGGGCAAACGTGGGTTTCATCGTGGCTCCTGTGGTGGCGGCCTGCGGCCGCACTCCCAAGCCCGGACTCGCCGGGCTCGCGGGTGCGGTCAGCCGGCTTTCTCGGTGGAGGTCCACTTGGCCGCCATGCCGGTGCAGAACCAGGAGGGGCATAGGCGGACCCAGGTGCCGTTCGCGCGGCGCAGGTTCGTGCTGACGAGGCGCGGCTTGATGCTGGTGTTCATGTCGCCCTCCGTTCAGCGGCCGGCAACCGCCGCGATGGCCGCTTGCGCGCCGGCTTCGTACGCGGCCTCGAGCGCCGCCTTGATGCTCCACACCGCCTGGTCGCTGAAATCGAGGCCGTCGCTGTTGCGCGTCTCGAGGGTGGTCAGGCCGAGGTGCTTGGAGGCCAGGACCGCGAGCATCTCGTCGCGGCGCTGGGTTGCCTTGCTGGGCTTGGTGGTGGGCTTGGTCATTCGGGGCTCCTGTTAGCCGCGCTGCGTTGCGCGATGCCTTGACTGTGCCTATCTGCAAGCCATCAGTCAACGGGCAATCCCGACAATCTCACGTGGGAGCTGTGCACAAGTGCGCACCTTACCTAGCGTGGTGCCTGTGGATACTCGATTCTGCGGGCCGTTTTCTGCGCCAATTGGACCGCGCTCCGCGTTTCTGCTACGCTTGGCGGCATGATGATCACTCCCATCCCCACTCTGGCCCAGATCGCCAAGGCGCTGGGGCTGCTGCGCCAGCCTCAGCTGGAGAAGCTCTCGGAGCTCTCCGGCGTGCCCGTCGGCACCCTCTGGAACATCCGCAGCGGCAAGTCTGCGAACCCCGGCATCGTGACCGTGGCGGCCTTCCAGCCATACGTGCAGTCGCTGGTCGACGTTGCGCTGGCGTCGCCGCCGGAGGCTCGCGCCGCGCGTGGCACGTCGCTGCGTGCGCGCCGCGGCGTCAGCCGGCGCAAGCGGCCGGTGGCTCCGCCGCCTGGCGGGAGCGATGAACCGCCGCTGGGCGGGCCGGCCGATCTGCCTGGCGCAGGCGCGGCATGAGCGGCTTCCCTCCGAAGCCGGGCACCGCGGTGTACCGGGTGTTGGCCTACCTCGAGACCATCCTTCCGCGCCGGCCGCGGGCAACCGCCGGCATGGTGGCTGGCGAGCTGCGAGGTCTGACGGCCATTCAGGTGCGCGATGCGCTCGAGGCGGCGCACGAGGCGGGCTACGTCAACCGCGAGGCGGATGTCGGCGCCACTGGCCGCGGTCCCGTGTTCTACGAGCTGGTCCGAGGAACCACGGGCGAGCTCGCTGTCGGCGGTGCCGGCTTGCGCATTGCTGCTGCTGGGGCTTCGGCTTCGGCCCCGGCCACGGCCCCGGCGCCACGCGAGGACGACGCTCTGCTGACGGGCACCGGCGCGCCACCGCACCCTGGCGGCGTGATCGAGCCGGTGGTGCCGGCCGAGCCGCGTGCGCCGGATCCTGACCCGTCGGCGGTGCTGGTGCGGCACCCTGGCGCGTTCGGATCGCAGCCGCTGACCAAGGTCGTGCAGATCCGTCCGGCCGCCGACGGCTTTGCCGTGGAGGTGGACGGCACGCCGGAGCTCGCCGCCCGGCTGAGAGGCCGGCAGGAGCCTGATGCAGTCGCCGACAAAGATGCCTCGCCTGCCTCGGTCGAAGCGCCGGCCGCCGCGCCTGCTCCGATCACTGTCGGGCTGGACTTTGCCTCCGGCCCGGACGAGTTCGCAGTGGCGCTCGCCTCCGACGGTCGCCTGCACTGCTGGCGAGGCGTGGTGCCTTACGTGTTCTCTCGCGCCGAGGTGCGCGCGCTGGTCAACTACCTGAACGGCATCGACCTCGAGCCGCTGCTGGAGGATGGGCCGTGATCGTGACGAAACCCGCCATCCGCTACATGGGCGCCAAGTTCAGGCTCGCGCCGTGGCTGCTGCAGTTCTTTCCTGCCCACGAGCTCTACACCGAGGCGTTCGGCGGATCCGCCGGCGTGCTGATGCAGAAGCCGCGTTCGCACGGCGAGGTCTACAACGACCTGGACGGCGAGATCGTGAACTTCTTCACCGTGCTGCGCGACGCTGGCCAGCGCGAGATCCTGCTCGAGCAGCTGCGCCTGACGCCGTTCGCGCGTGACGAGTTCGACGCGGCCTGGGAGGAGCATCCCGACCCGATCGAGCGCGCGCGCCGGCTCTGCATCCGGGCCCAGATGGGCTTCGGGTCGAACGGCGCCAACAAGCGGTCGACCGGCATGCGCACGGACATCCGCCGGGCCAGCGCCAACGCCATGAACTTCTGGGTGCGCTACCCGGATGGCCTGGCGGCGATCGGCTCGCGCATGCAGGGCGTGCTCATCGAGAACCGCTCCGCCATCGAGGTGCTTCGGCAGCACGACTCGCCGTCGACGCTGCACTTCGTGGATCCGCCCTACCTGCACGGCACGCGCGTGATGCGCTCGAATGGCGGCTACCGGCACGAAATGTCCGACGAGGATCACGCCGAGCTGCTGGAGGTGCTCCTGGACCTGCAGGGCATGGTGATCGTCTCTGGCTACGAATCCGAGCTCTACGCCGGCATGCTCGGCGACTGGCGGCGCGAAGAGACTGACTCGCGCATCGCGGCCGGCCGCGGCACCAAGGTGCGCCGCGAGATCGCCTGGCTGAACCCTGCGTGCGACGCGGCGCTGCAGCGCCTTCCGGGAGGCCTATGGGCGGCCTGAAACGTCAGCCGGTGTCGCCGCGCGTGTCGGCGGCCCGGGATGCGATGCTGGAGGCGCTGCGGCCGCACGCACAGACCATGGATCCGATCGAGTTGGTGGCCGCGATCGCGCAGACCCTGGGCCAGATGGTCGCCATGCTCGACCAGCGCGTTCACACTGTCGAAGCCGTCATGGACCTGGTGCTGGAGAACATGGCCGCCGGCAACGAGACGATGATCGCGCAGCAGCTCGGGGAGACGCGAGGTAGCGCATGACCGAGTCCTGTCTAAAGCCGTACCCGCTGGTTCCGCCCGAGGTCGATTTGCGGGACTTCGGGTTCATGCCGGTCGACGTCGTCCGAGTTCGCGACTCTCGCCTGAACGCCGAGCAATCGCCGGCGGAGAACTGGGCGGCATTCTTGCTTTGGTGCGCCTCATGGCACCAAGTTCCGGCGGGCTCGATTCCGGACTCCGACGTCTGGCAGGCAACGCAGGCCGGCTACGCGCGGCGCGGCAAGATCGACCCGGAATGGCACGAGATTCGTGACGGTGCACGTCGCGGTTACGTCACGTGCAGCGACGGTCGCTTGTACCACCCAGTTGTGTGCGAAAAGGCCCTGGAGGCGTGGCAGTCGAAGGTCGCCCGGCATGCCAGAACTGCCGCTGCAACGGCCGCCAGACTGGCCAAAAAGCAGGCCGACGAGGACGCTGAAACCAAGGGCCGGCGCGGCTCTCGCTCGTCGCGTTCAACGTCAGATCAACCGTCACGTGCACGTAACGTTCACCAAGGGACAGGGACAGGGACAGGGACAGGGACAGGGATACTCTCCATCTCTCCTACTTCCGTAGGAGAGAGCACTTCCGGTGATCCGAGGCCTGATCCGGGCCTGCTCGGAGACGCTCCGCCAGCCCCGAAGCCTCGCAAGCGCGCGGGGACTGCAGGTGCTCCTGCATCGCCTGCACCTGCGGCTGTCCAGCGGCCCTCCGACGTCAGCGAGGAGGTCTGGGCCGCCTGGCTGGACCTGCGCCGCAAGAAGCGGGCTCCTGTCAGCAGCATCGTGCTGCAGGGCGCGGTGAAGGAGGCGGCCGCCGCGCAGCTCTCGCTCGAGGACTTCCTCCGCGTCTGGTGCTACCGCGGCACGCAGGGGCTGCTCGCGGAATGGATCAAGCCCCAGGATCGCCAGCTGGTCGCGCGTGCCGCGCAGGACCGTGTCGGATCTCAGCTGCGCACCGCCTCGCTCATGGTCAACCCGCCCGGTGCTGCCGGGCCGAAGCCGGCCGGGCCGGCGCAGGAGGTCATCGATGTCTCAGCACGCCGTGTCGGCTGACGCTCAGTCGGGGAACCTGGACCCGTTCCTTCCGGGGACCTGGGTGCACCGGATCTGGTCCGCCATGCGCGGCAACTACGGCGCCGAGTTCGATCGCCGCTGGCAGTGCCCGGATGGCACCGATCCGGAGGTGCACGTGCAGCAGCTGCGCGAGACCTGGCAGCGCGAGCTCCGGTGCTTCCGCACTTTCCCGGAGGCGATCAGCTACGGGCTCGAGAACCTGCCGCCGCGGCCGCCGAGCCTGCCCGAGTTCCGCGCCATCTGCCTCCGAGCTCCGGCGCGCGCGCAGCCGGCCCAGGCGCCGCTCCTGCCGCCGGTGGAGCGCGACCGGCCGCGCCTGGCCGCCGAGCTCGGGCGCGCCGTGGAGGCGCTGAGCAAGCGCAAGCCGACCGCCTGCCTCGAGGAGATGGAGGCGAAGGTCGCGCGCGGCGAGACGCTGACGCCGGGGCAGCGGCAGTGGCTCCGCAACGCTCAGGAGAACCGGCCGCCGGGCCTGGCCATGCCGACCGACTTCCGCGGCGTCGACCCGGCGAAGATGCCTGCCAGCATGCGCGGAGGTGCGCGGTGACCTTCCACGCTGGCCAGCCGCGCACCGAGCCGGATCCATGCCGGCCGTCGTCGCCGGCGGCCTGCTGCTCGACCTGCGCACGCCGCAACGACTCGATTCCAGTGCCGGCCACGCTTCGGCCGGCGCATGTGCTGCTCGACGTCTCCATCGCCGCTTGGCCGGAAGGCCGGTGTCCGATGCGAATCGCTGCGGCGTTCGTTCAACCCATGGAGGTTTGCCATGCAAACGTTTGACACCGCGCCGACCCGCTGGCGCTTTCTGGGCTCCAGCATCCCACCCTGGGTGCTGGTCGGCGCGCTGCTGGTGGTCCTGCTCTGGCTCGGCGGCGTGGCGTGGCTGCTGTTCGAGGTGATCCAGGGCATCACCGGCGCCGGCACGATGGGCTGCTCATGAACCGGCGGCGCGGTCGTTTTCGGCGCTGGCCGGACTTCGATGACCTGCTGCGGTTCATGGTCACGCCGCAGTTCGCGCTGCTCTACGTCGTTGCCTGGTCGGCGTTCATCTGGTGGTGGCGCGCATGATCGCTGTCGGCATCGACCCTGGGCTGACCGGTGCGGCGGCCTTCGTGGACTTGCGTGGGACCTGCGCGATCGTGGAGCTGCCGACGGTGCCGTTGGACGGCGGAGGCTTGATCAAGCGCCGGCTCGACGGCCTGGCGCTGGCGCGTGCCCTGCGCGACTTCTGCCCGGCCGGCCAGCAGGCGCGTGTGGCGATCGAGGCCGTGCACACCATGGGCGGCCGGAACAACGCGGTGCAGACGCAAGGTTCGCTGATGCGGTCGCTCGGTGCGATCGAGGCCGTGCTCGAGGTGCTGCGGCTCTCGTTCGTCGCCGTGGAGCCTCAGGTCTGGAAGGGCTTTTATGGGCTCGGCTCCGAGAAGCGCGCTTCGCTCGAGAAGGCGCTGCTGCTGTACCCCGGTGCACCGATCAAGCTGGCCAAGGACCACAACAAGGCCGAGGCGCTGCTGATCGCGCACTGGGCGCTTAGGTCCCTGCCATGACCACCGCGCCGAAGTCTCCACCGGTGAATCCGCTGAAGGTGGCCGGATCCGGCCTCAACATGCGCCGCATGTGCGACTTCCATGGTGGGTCCGCCGTACTGCTCGGAGGCAAGATCGACCGGCGCACCGGCATGTGGAAGTGCGCCGCCTGCATCGCCGACGACAACACCGCGAAGGGCAAGCCTTGAAGTTCTTCACCGGTTTGCATCAACCGAGCGATGCAAAGCACTTCGACGCGGCATTCGTCAGCGTCAACCGCCTGCGCGACCGGAAGTCTCAGTTCATGGCCGGCGAGTGGATCATGGACTCCGGGGCGTTCACCGAGATCAGCACGCATGGCCGCTACCGGCACTCCGTGGTGGAGTACGCGGCCGAAATTCGCCGGTGGGCTGGCAAGGGCCAGCTCCTGGCCGCTGTGGCGCAGGACTGGATGTGCGAGCCTTTCATCGTCGCCAAGACCGGTCTGTCCGTGCGCAAGCACCAGGAGCTGACGGTCGACAGGTACGACGCGCTGCTGCGCGAAGATTGCGGCGGCGTCTACATCCTGCCGGTGCTCCAGGGGTTCGCTCCGACCGACTACGTCCATCATCTCGGCATGTACGGAGATCGTCTGGTGCAAGGCCAGTGGGTTGGCGTGGGCTCGGTGTGCAAGCGCAACGGCAAACCAGATCAGGTCGCCGCGGTACTGCACGGCATCAAGGCCGCTCGCCCGGACCTCAGACTGCACGGATTTGGTCTGAAGACCACCGCGCTGGCGCATCCGCTCGTGCGTTCGTTGCTCGAATCGGCAGACAGCATGGCCTGGAGCTACCACGCTCGGATCAACGGACGCAACGGCAACGACTACCGAGAGGCGAAAGCATGGGTTGCGGCCATCTCGAGCCGTCCAGTGCAGCACGTCATGGACTTCACGGAGGCGGCAAAATGACGACCGGATGCGCCGCGTGCTCAGATACCGCTTCCGAACCACTGCTCAACTCCTACCGCATGGGATGCGCCTCGTGTCAGGCCCGCGCGATCGCGGTGACCGGCGACCGTGTCCTGCTCATCAAGGATCCGCTCGACCCGCAGTGGCAGGAGATCCTGGAGCGGGCGTTCGGCCCGGCGTGGTCCGAGCACTTGCCGGTTGTCCGCCACTGGCTCGGCGTCATTCGACGCCATGAGGCCGCCGTGCCATGACCCTGGTGCTGAAGCCGGCCGGCCCGGGCAATTGGGCGGTGACGCTCATGACGCTGGAGGGCAGGTGCTTCCGGTCGTTCAGGATCCGGCCTGGCGATCGCTTTCCCTTCGGCGGCGTGCTCTGGCGCGTTTGCGAAGTCCGGCCCTGAGAGGGAACATCGATCCATGAGCAAGTCTCCCCATCAGCTGAATCGTGACCTGGCGCTCGCGCTGGGTCTGCCCAAGGCCACCACCCGCGCTGTGCTAACGCTGCAGGCCGGTGAATTCCCCCGACTCGAGGTGGTGTGCCACCACGTGCCGATGGCCATCATCATCAACCCGGACACTGGCGCGCAATCGCTCGGCAGCGTCCAGTTCATGCTCCGCCTGGAGCCCTTCACCCCCACCAACGAGGACCCACCGTGAAAACAGCCCGTCTCATCGCCGTCGCTCTCCTGGCCCTGGCCAGCGCGAGCACTTTCGCCACCACCTGCAAGAACGGAGGCACCAATTGGCCCACCTGCACACCGCCATCGACCCCGCAACCGGGGCCATCGACCTCGACCGCCTCATCCTCGAGCTCGAGCAGCGCGACCTCGAACGCCGGCGCCACGTCGTCAGCCACCGTGGGCGTGATCGCGTCTCCTACCTCGACTTCGACGGCCAGCGGTGGCTCCGTCGGGTCACTGTCGCAGTCCTACGAGGAGTTCTCGCGGAGCAACATGTACGTGCTGCCGGCTCCCGTGCAGGCCGCGCCGCTGCCGCCCGGACTGTGCCCGCAGGGCGACTCGATGTCGATCGGGATCCTGTGGAACATGATCTCCTACAGCCGCTCGAGCACACGGACCGAGATGGAGTGCCTGGACAAGGTGCTGGCGACGATCCGCGCGCAGGCGCCGCAAGTCTCGGTTGCCCCCATTCAGGCTCCGTTGATCGCTTCGCCTGCTACGCCGGTACCGCCGATTGCCGCTGCCGCTCCCAGCGCATCGTCGGCTGAAGCCTCGAGCGCGGTGAAGAAACCGGAAGTAGCCAAGGCTCCAACGAAGAAGGCCAGCGCGCCGAAGAAGGCCGCCAGCAAGGCTTCTCCGGTGCCGTCCTGCGAAGAGACCGCGCTGAAGGCCTGTCAGAAGCCGCCGCGCACCTGATCGGCGATACCATGCGTGCACTGCATCCCGGGAGCCAGCGCTCGGTCGCAGCGCGCGCAGCAGGCGCTGCGGGCATTGTCCCGGCTCGCATCGGTCGGCACGCTGGCGTGATGAGAACGGCTGGCCTCAGCTGGGCCAGATCAAGCCCGGTAAGCTGGTGCATCCCGGTGTTCCGGCATTCCGCCGAATGAGGCCCTACCCATGAGCGATGATCTCGAGCAGCTTGTGTCCAACGTGGAGGCCCTCCACGCTGGGCCTGATGACCTGGTGGTTCTCACCTGCCAAAGGACCATCGATGATGCGACCCGCGAACGTCTTTGGTTCGATCTGCACGAACGCTTGGCCGGTCGTCAGGTCCTGGTGCTATCCGATGGAATGCAGCTGTCAACGCTGGGGCAGCACCGCCAGCTCGAACGCATCGAGCGATCGCTGGCTGCTCTGCAGACCGCTGTCGCTGCGGTGCTGCAGGTGCTGGCCAATGACGAACCGCCACCCGAAGGCCGCACGCTCGACGGCGACCTATTCCCTGGTGGCGAGCGCGACCAGACGAGGCCCCTATGACCTACCCTGCCAAGCGGAAGCGCATCCGAGGTCGTCGCCTGCAGGAGTACCGCGCGCAGTGGTTCTCCCTGCACCCGCTCTGTGCCGAATGCGATCGCAACGGCAAGGTGCGCCTGGCCACGCAGCTGGACCACATCGTCGCGCTCGATAG